CCACGAAGCTGCCGCTGAACATGTATCAGCTTGTCGTCCAGTTTGTCGTGGATTATCTCCTTTCTCAGCCGATCTCAGTATCGCACTCGGATGAGCAATTTCAAGAGCTGATAAATGAGTTTCATAAGCTAAATCGTGTACGGCATCACAATCGAAAGCTTTTGGAAGCTATGTGCGTCTTTGGAAATGCCTTCGAGCACTTCTTTGTGGACGAGGAAGGGAACCCGCGACTTCGCTTGATTGATAACATGGCGGCGATCCCTTATTACGATGAGTTCATGAATCTCGAAATGTTTATTGAAGAATTCAAAGTGCAAAAGCTTGATGGGACTGAACAAAGAATCTGCCGAGTCTTTACCAAGGACACGACGACCGAGTTCACAGGCGAAAAAGATACATGGCTCGCAAAAGAAGAGAATGAAAATCTGTTTGGACTTCCTGTCATTGGCTACGTAAACGCGGAATTTCATCGGCAAATTGTGAGTGATATCGAGCAGATACAACCGCTTGTTGAGGAACTTGAGAAGGTTCTCAGCGACTTTGGAGATACGATCAAGTATCATGCTGACCCGATCCTTGTCGCGTTTGGGCAGAAACTCCCAGACTTGCCAGCAAGGGCGGGAAAGATCCTGAACTTTGAGAAGGGTGCTGATGTGAAATATCTCACGTGGGATCAGAACGTCGGCGCGATTGAGTACTACGTGAAGCAGTTGAAAGAATTGATCTTTGAGTTGACAATGACGCCGAAAGTCTTGATCAATCCTGCAACTGTGAGTAACCTTTCGGGTGTTGCTCTCAGAATCATGTATTCTCCAGCGAGTATAAAAGCAAATGCGAAAGAGTTGACTCTGACATCTGGAATGATGAAGCGTTACGAGTTGCTTGCAAAGTATTTTGAATTGAAGACAGGCAGAAAAGTTGACTTGAGTGAGTTGGACATCAACTTCGCTCGCACGGTGCCGACGAACGAGAGCGAGCTAATCAACAGCGTGCTGATGATGTATAGCGCTGGGCTGATCAGCAAAGAGACAGCCCTCCAACTGGCTCCATATGTGGAAGATCCGAAAGCTGAACTGGAGAAGATGAACGAGGAAAATGAAGATGTTTATGTAAAACAATGGGAACAGGAACTCAGCCAAGGCGAAGAAGCTGAGGCGGAGGCAGAGGAAGAATGAGAGCGGATCTCGAGTTGATCAAAAAGTTTGAAGAATACTACGACAAGAAAATTCTCGAGCCGTTCATTGCGGCTTTGATTGATCTGATAGAAAGCACAGGATTCCGCAACTACACAATTCCCAAGCAATTCAAACGCAAGCTGGACATTCTGGTAAGACGCTGGGCGATGGACTTTGAGAAGGGACTCGAAGAAATCTTTGACGAAGTCGAGGCGAAGGTTTACCGTGAATGGTTCAAAGAGCTTGCGAGTCAGTTGCCACGGCGATTCAGATACAAGCGGACTGAATATGTTGTGGACAAGCAAAAGATGAGAATTCTGAAGCGAACGTTCGACCGATGGATCGTCCACGTCTCTTTGGTGAAGCGAGCGACGTTCGACATTTGGAAGCACTACGAAATAGACGGGTTGAAGCTCTCAGAACGGATCTGGAAACACGCAAGGGAGACGGCGAAGCAAATCGAGAAACAAGTCACACTCGCGTTGCAAACAGGAATGAGTGCCAAGCGACTGCGAGATCAGATCCTCGCAACCACCGAGCAGCAACCGGTGACAATTCCAAAGTATTTGCAAAAGCAACTGAGGGACGCGACTCCCGAGCAGATCGCGAAGAAAGTTGCCAAGTATATCGAGAAAAAGCAGAAGTACAACGCGATGAGAGTCGCACGAACCGAGATCCAAAGAGCATGGAGGATCACGTATGTGGAGCAAAGCAAGAAATTGCCGTTCGTGAAGGGAATCAAGTGGAACTTAAGCGGCAGCCACAACATAAATGACATCTGCGATGAGCTGGCGACTGCGGACGTGGGGCTTGGACCTGGAGTTTACCCACCGAACGCGGTTCCCTTCAACGGCCAGCCCGCTCATCCGCAATGTATGTGTAATCTTACCACAGTTCTAGATGAGTTGGAGGTGGTTTAATGGCTGAGGTGATGAAAAGAGATAGAGTGTGGAACCCACCTGCCGCAGGAAGCAAAGAACGAGAAGAAATGCCATCTCACGTGTTCCTTGATCCTGAGAATAAACGCTATCCTTACAAGAAGTATGTTGACGGTGAATGGAAAATCTCTTGTGCAGGACTCTTAGCAGCGTACAGAAGAGCGATCACGCAGAAAGATCAAGTGATTGCAAACAAGGCGAGAAGGATTGCCGAAGAAAACAAATGCCCTTGGGCAAGTAAAGAAGAATAGGAGGGATTTGAATGGCAGAGGAAACAAAGAGGACTACCGAGGAGCAACTTCCAAACGAAGGGGCTCAAGGTGGGACTCAAGAAGAGAAAAACGAGGCTCTTTATGACGACAACGATCCTATCGAGGTACTGAAGGCGACAGCAAAACAATACGGACTGAATGAGGACGAGATCGCGATCATGACCAAGAAGGAACTGCAAAGCTTTCTCGACAAGAAGATCACCGAGGCGATCAAGACTCGAGAGGAAAACTTGAAAAAGAAAATGGAAGAGGAGGAACTCAAGAAGAAACAGCAATTTGAGGAACTTTTGAAATTGCGAGAAAGGGAGCTGCTGGAACTAAAAAAGCAGGTCTTGATTCAAAACTCTGGGCTTCCGTCCGAACTCGCAAAATTAGTCGAGGGCGAAACGGAAGAACAGATTAAAGAAAAGATCGCTACTCTTCAAGATCTGTGGCAGAAGACAATTGAGACAAGCGTCCAGAAAGCACTCGAAGAAAGGCTCAAAGGCAAGACTCCGACAGCTCCAAAAGAGCAGGCACTAAATCTTTCCCGTGAGGCTCTGAAGAAGATGACGCCTGAACAGATTAACGAGTTGTTTGAAAATGGAGAACTTCAGAAATTGCTGAAACGAGGAGGTTGATGTGAATGGCACTTGATGTTTTTATACCTGAGATATGGAGTGCAAGATTATTAGCACATTTGGATAAAAGGCATGTTTACGCAAAACTCGTGAATCGAGAATATGAAGGAGAGATCAGGAACGTCGGCGATACAGTTAGAATAAACCAAATTGGCAATGTCACCGTCAAGGATTACACCAAAAACACAGCTATTCAAGCTCCAGATACGCTCACAGGAACTCAACTTACACTAACTCTTGATCAAGCAAAGTACTTCAATTTCGCGGTGGATGATATTGAAGCAGCGCAGGCAAACGTAAAGCTCATTGATAAAGCAATGCAAAGAGCAGCTTATGCTCTCGCTGATACAACAGATCAATACATTGCTTCTCTTGTATCTCAAGCAGGTATTACAATTGACAATGGAACTGGTGGTGCGATCGTTGTTGATGGAACAAATGTCAAAGCGTATGACTTGCTTGTAGACATCGCTGTTCAACTCGAACAGAATAATGTTCCTGCTGCAAACAGATGGATCGTTGTTCCACCATGGTTTATGGGACAACTACTCAAAGATGACAGACTCATGAGAGTCGACTACAAAAACATGATCGCAACCGGAGAAATCCCCGGTATCGTCGGGCTCAAAGTTTTCGTAAGTAATAACGTTCCTGAAAATGCTGGAGAATACTCTGCAATGGCCGGCGTTCCTGAAGCAATCGCATATGCTGAAAAAGTGATCAAGATGGAAGCTTATAGGCCCGATGACAGATTCGCAGATGCCGTAAAAGGGCTTCTCGTCTATGGTGCAAAAGTGCTCCTTGCAAACGCTCTCGCAAAAGTTCTTATATCTGAATCATAATGAGAATAGAGGTGGGGCGTAAAGCCCCGCTTTCTTGAGGTGATACGATGACAACGCTCGATAGGTTGAAACTCTTGGCAAAGCAACTTTTAGAGCGAGAACAGTACACGGATAGTGAACTTGCGAGTTTCTTGACAAGATACAGTTTGACAGGTTCCGAAGACTGGACAAGCGAAAACGACGACAGCGTTTGGCTTGCATATGCCGACCTTCTCGAAGCTTACTTGTCATCGTCCGTGGACTATGACCAAGGCGAAATAACCGAACGAGTTGACCGCGACGCAATAGCTGAGCAGATTGCTGAAATTCGCAGGCGGCATGCAACGGCGGAACTGAGAGATCTTTACAACGAAGGTGAGGAAGAATGGTTCTGACGTTGATTAAGGAAACGCAAGGATTCGATGAATGGGGAAATCCAGTAAGCCAGAGCTCACAAGCGAATTATGATATTGAACCCAAAGACTTTCAAGCATTTGGAAAATTCGATCAACTTGATATAACAGACGAAGGAAGCATGAAGCATAGAATGAGGATTCTCTTTTTGCGAAATGGTTTAAAGGATACACCAATTGATCTTGGAGACGTGGTTGAAGTCGAAGGAAAGCGATATTCTGTTCTGGAAATCCGAGAATTTACTAACCACAAAGAAGTGATCTGCCATGCCGTGGAATAAAACGCCTGAGGAGTTAATCGGCAAACTTAAAAATTACATTCAAAAAAGCGAAGAGAATCTTGTTTTGATACTACACAGAATAGGCCAAGAGGCTGTGAATTGGGCAAGAGAAAACGGAAGTTACACTGATAGAACAGGAAATTTGAGAAATAGTATAGGGTACGTAATTTTTAAAGATGGTGCTGATATCGCTTTCAAAGGCAATCAACCAGCTCAGCAAAACAAAGATTTGATAATACGCTTGGTAAAGGGGAAGATCCCGGCTCAAGGTTATGCTCTCGTCGTCTATGCTGGTATGGAGTACGGCATCTATGTGGAAGCAAAAGGATACATCGTTCTTTCAGGAGCTCTGGAAAACTCCATAACAGCCAAAGCGCTTGATCAGGCCTTGAAGAAGGTGAAAGCATGATTCACGACGAAATTGCAAGTTCGTTCTATGCCAAATTAAACGGTGTAGGGGTTCCTGTGTTCAAGCATGTTTCGAATACAGCCGGGGAAAGAATAGTGATTCAAGTCAAAGCAAACACGATTGAGATTCTTCAAACAGCGCAGGTTTGGATTCTCGTTTATGCAGACACAATCAACAACTTACCAAACATGACAAGATTAAACCAGCTAAAACAAGCAATCGAAAACGCGCTTGTAGAACCATTCACAGCTCCGTCTGGAGAGGTTTTGCTCGTCGAACCAATCAGCATAGACGGGCCATTCGTCGATCCCCAGATTCCTAGTGAAGCTTATTTGATCTTGCGTTATCGTGTAAAGGCGAGGTGAGAGCGTGGACAAATACAAATGGAGAATTGAGGACGTCCAGATTGACAACGGACAGACAAGGCTAATCGTCGAATTCGCGTACGCTTGGAAAGAAGAAACAATCGAGACAGAGGAAGGCACAACGACAAACTTGACGGCTCAGAAGCAAAGAGAAGTTTTGACGGTTCCAGTTGTTTTGAGTCCTGAGCAGATAGTTCAACACTTGGACGTGTATTGGGCGAACAAGTATGGTCCGCTTGATGCCCTTGCAACGACTCTGAATCAAATCCAAGGCCTTAAAGGCTATGTTAAAAGCTACTGAGTGAAGGAGGTTGAGAAGTATGCCAGATCTCTTATTTAGTGTATCCAAAGTCGAAGTTTCCAACGATGGAACGACATGGACAGACTTGGGGGTGACGAGAGGCGGAGCGAGGCTGACGCAAGATGTAGAAACAATCGAGATCACAAGTGATCAGAATGCGGATCCTGAAGCTGTGGTGCCCGTCAGAGCTCCCAAGACGATCACCTTAAACTTACTCGACGCAAAGCCGGACAACATAGCTCTGGCGTTTGGAGGAGCTGTGAACGGGTCAACTGTCGAGATTCCAGCAGTCCTGAGCGGTGTCGAAAAGCAGGTTAGGATCACCACCAAGGCTGTGAACGGTGTGCAGTTCACCATAACCATTCCAAGGGCGCTGATAACGGGTAGGAGTGAGATCAACCTAACGAGCGACGACGCGGCTGTTCTGCCGTTGGAAATCAGGGTACTGACACCGTCCTCGGGAGCACCTGTGACAATCGCAAAAGTCTAATCATAAAAGCGGGGCTATATGCCCCGTTTTTTCTGTTTGAAAGGAGGAGAGCATGAGCGACCTGAATCAAATTGCAAATCTGCCGAGAAAAATAAAGATCGGCGAGAAAGAATACGAGATCAAATCACCGTCTCTTGGTGTCTCAGCTTTGATTGCAAGGGAGATGAGTGAGGTTCTGAAGCTTATTGACTTTGATATTAGCAAGTATCAAGCATCAAAACTGGATGACATGGTAAAAGGGATACTTTTTGGCATCTACAATGCAATCACAGGCGACAAAAGCGAGCAGATGATAGATCGAGTTTGTACGATTTTGGCTTACTTAATTAACAATAGCAAAGAAGAGAAAATAATCACGCGTGAAGAGATAAAATGGGGACTCTCGATTAATGACTTCCTGCCATTGCTGATAGATGTTTTGAAAGCGGCTGATTTGTCGGATTTTTTATTATTGCTGCTGAAGATGGCACAAGCGTACGACATCGAGGGGATAATCTCAGGTTCTCAAAAATGATCTTCTCGATTGCTCAAACAACTGGTTGGACGATTGAATATATAATTTGGAATCTCTCAATTCAGCAGGTAGTTCTTCTCTGTAAGGCGAGTGAAGAACTCTACGGGAATAAGAAAGATGTGAAGAGGCTCGAAGATTCCGACGATCCTGAAGGACTTTTCAGGCAAATCTTTGGAACAGACGTTTTTGAAGGCAGGTGAACGGAATGCCAGAATTAGATAGGCTTTATTACACGCTAGGAATCAAAACCGATGAACTAGAAAAAGGCATTAGAAGTGCAGAAGAAAAATTTAATAGACTTGCAGGAACGATTGGGAACATAGCGGCAACGATAGGGCTTGCATTTGGTTTCAAGCAGATGATTCAAGACATTAAGCAATTGACTTTCAATTTCGACCAAGCCATGAGACAAGTTTGGACGCTTACAGATCAAACAAAAGAAGAGTTCGACGCGATGAGACGGAGCATCATTGAGCTATCGAAGGAAGGACCTTACTCAGCGACACAACTCGCAAATGCCCTTTATCAAGTCATTTCCGCTGGTGTTGATGCTTCCCAAGCGATTGACTTTCTCCAACTTGCAATGAAGGCAGCTCAAGCAGGGGCGGCAGATTTGTTTACTGCTGTGGACGGACTCACTACGATTCTGAATGCTTGGGGTTTGGAGATGAAGGATCTTGAATCAGTATCGGACGCTGTCTTTGTTGCAGTTAGAGAAGGAAAGACGACGTTTCAAGAATTAGCTCAAAGCATTGGCTCAGTTGCACCGACAGCGTCACAGGCAGGCGTTTCACTCGAGGAGATTCTTTCCGCTGTTGCCGCGTTGACGAAGCAGGGTATTGCCACAAACAGAGCAATGACTTCGCTGAACTATGCAATCCAAAGTATCATCGCTCCAACTGACAAAGCGAAGGAAACAGCTCAAAGCTTGGGAATTGAATTCAATGCAGCTCAGCTAAGAGCGATGGGATTGGCTGAATTTCTTCAGTATGTTGGCGATGCAGCGGGAGGAAACACAGAAGCTTTGAGAGATCTATTTGGAAGTGTTGAGGCTCTCAGGGCGGTCTTTGCGTTGACCGGCACAGCTGCCGAAGACTTTGTAGAAATTCTGGGTGAAATCGAAAACGGAGCTGGAGAAACAGAGAAAGCAGCTGGCAAGATGACTGATTCACTTGAAAATCAGTTCAAACGTCTCCAAAATATTTTCGATGCAATAAAACTCAAAGTCGGTGAAGCGTTAACGCCTTTATTAAAGACCATTGCCGATCTTGGAGAAAAGTTCGCAACATGGATCGAGAATATGAGTCCTGCCGAGAGAACTATCCTTGCGATCTCGGGTGCCCTTCTCGCTCTGATTCCTGTCATTAAGACAGCTACCTTTGTGTGGGGTTTACTGAGTGCTGTCTCTGGCTCTTGGGTTGCGGCGGTTGCGGGCGTTGCTGCGGTACTTGGAACGCTAACAATCGCATTTGGTATGGTACGAACAAGCATTGAGCAAACAGCCGACGCGGGAGAAGAATTCACCGAGGCAATGGAACAGGTCTCTACGATCTCAATTGGCGACTTAGTGGCAAAGACAGCACAAGTTGGCAAGAATCTCGATGACGCGAGGAAGAGAATCGAGGATCTTCAAAAAGCAAGTGATAAACTCGTTCAACTTGTTGCTGATTACAACTTTGCTCAGGAGACGGGAATTGGCAATGCTAAAGAACTGAGAAAAGAGATCGAAGAGCTTCTAAAGACTTATCCTCAGTTGCAAGCGGCTGTCACCGTTGTCGGGGACAAATACGAAATCCAAGCCGATAAAGTCCGCGAGATTCTCCAACTTGAACTTCAGAGGCTCGATCTTGCGATCGAACAAGCCCGTGTTGAGCTTGAAGCATTGAAGCAGCAAGAACCGTTCGTGCAACAACAAGAAGAAATGTACAAGCGACTTGTCGAAAACACAAAACAGCGTTTAGAGGCAACGGAAAAGCTTGTTGAGAAGTACCGTCAGTTTGTTGAAAAAGCCTTTGATCCTGCACAGAAACAATTCGCGTCTCGGTTGCTTGCTGTGTATGAGCAAAGCGTGGAGAATCTCCGCAAAGAGCTTACTGAGTACAGCCAGAAGTATTCACAAGTTCTTGATCTGAAGCAGCAAGCGTTGACGCTTGAACAAAAGGTTAAGGCTCTCGAGGAAACAAGGGCTAAGACTCAAGAGAAGCTCAACGAGTTGAAGAGTGGAGAACTCCAAGTCCTCTCGACACAAGAAAAACGACTGAATGAGCTGAATGAACTGATTGCGAAGTACACAAAACGATTGGAAGAATACAAAGACAAATCCACGAAGGCATACGAAACGGACTACGAGATGCTGAAATTGTATATCAACGAGAAAATGAACCTGCTCAGGACAAGCGTCAGTTACTTGCTTGAACAAGGCGAGAACGAAGAAAAAATCCGTGGCCTTGTTGAAGAGATGCAAAAGCTCGAAGAAGAGCTGAAACAACTCGCACCAGCCAGCAAACAAACATTCGACTTCAGCGAGATTGAGAAAGGGCTGCAAGCTCTTAAGGACTTGACCGATGAGCAAAGCAAACAAGTGGGAGAACTGATTTACCGACAGACCAAATCCGCAATTCAATCGGCGTTGGCTCGTGCCTATCTGGAAGGGAACAAAGAGGCGATCGCTAAACTCCAAGATTTCGCAACTCAATTGAAAGAGTTTGAAGCGAAGTACGAAAAGACAGGAAAGACCGAAGAACAGAAAACCGAGCAAGAGCTACAGAAGGCTAAAGAAGAAATAGATTCGCTGTACGAAGCATTGGGCAAAGCGGTTGAAAAAGGCGATATGGAGCTTGCGAGCAAAATCTTCGAGGATCTCAGCAAGAAGCTTTCGACAGCGATGGCAAGTGCCTTCGTTGCAGGATTCCAAGACCTATTTGAGGAACTGGAGAGGCTACAGAAGGAACTCGAGGAAAAGTTTGCACAGCTGTTCGGTGAGGGTCTCAAGGCCGAGGATATTGAGAAGGCTATCGAACGAATAAAAGATGCGTTCTACTCAGGCTATCGCGATCTTGCACAATCTTTGGCAAATGAGCTTGGAAACACGCTCTCGCAAGCGATGGGCGAGACATACAAGAAGATGCATGAAGCATACGACAAGGGAGACATGGAAACGTTCAACAAGCTGAAGGCGACGTTGGAGCAGCTCAAAGGCTACCGTGACAGACTCACGACGATCCTCGCGCGTGACGAGAAATATCAAAAAGCCCTTGAAGATTCCTTAAGTGCTCCTGCTGAGACAGTTCAAAAAGCTACAGAGTCCTTTGACGATGCTCTAAAGAAGCAGGAAAAACGCTGGGGCGACTACATGAAGAATCTCGAGCTTGAAGCAACGAGAACACAAATCACAAACACAGCAATTGAGAAACGTGGAGAGCTGTATGAGAAGCTAATCGAGCTTTACAAAGATCTGGGCTATGAAGCTGAGGAAATTGCAAAAATCTTGAGCGAGACAATTGAGAGTGAAGCGGCTGGAACTGATCTCGAGACAAAGATTAAGCTCTACGAACAGCAGCTCGATATCTTCAAAAAGCTTGGAGTCAGCACAGACGACATTGCCGACAAACTCGAGAGGTTGAGGAGTATACAGGAACAACAACAAAAAGCGGCACAAGAAGCGTTGGAGGAGTCAAAAAGAGCACTCGAAACCGAACGCAAACTCGCAATTGAGGCAGCTAAAGCCGCGGAGCAACGGCGATATCAACATTACAACGAGATGCTTCAGATAAGAGAATTGCAGAAAATAGCCCAGGACGAAACAAAGACGTACAGTGAACGTATTGAGGCACTTGAAGAGATTTTGAATTTGCAAAAGCAGATCGGTGAGCACACAAGTATAATCCAAGAAACAGAGGAACAGATAACTTCTCTTAAAAAAGAGCAGGCGAGACAAGAAGAACTGAAGCAGAAATTACTTGCGCAGCAAAAGAATGATTTACAAACTCAAGCAGACTTTCTGAATCAGCTTATAAAGTCTCTTGGAAATGCTTTCTCTAGATTTGGCGAGGTCGGAGAATTAATAGGAACAATCCTAAATGATATTAAATTCACGGTTGAAGAAATCGTTCAAGATGGAGAAGTAATCGGTTATAGACTTATAAATCCGTTTGAAAAGATAGAAGAACTTACAGCCAACATCCAGCAAAACATCGCACAATGGGCTATCGGAAGCATTGCGGATATGTTCGTTGGCATTGTCTCGGCAATGCAAGACATGACAAAAACGTATGACAAATTTGCCGAGCAATCTACAACTGACTTGGCAGAGCTTCTAAAGAATTACAGAGACTTCGAGCAGAACTTGAGGAAGCTCAGGGAACTGCAAGCAGCACAAATCGGTACGCAAATCGGTTCAACTGCCGTAGGAGGCTTAATTGGATTCTTCCTTGGTGGTCCGCTTGGAGCACTTATAGGAGCTGGAATCGGCGCAGCCGTCGGAACAGGAATAGCACAGGCCTTTGACGCACAGATTGAAGAATTAAAGAAGAAACTCCAAGCGACGTGGCAGGAGGTAAAGGAAGCTCTCGGCACCGACATTGACAGCGTGGCGTCTGCATTGGAGAGGGCCTTTGACGCCTCCACGTACGAGGAATTTGTCACGAACTTCTCGCAGTCGTTGGAGGAAATGACAAAACAAGCTTTGATCCGAGCCTTCTTGGCGTCCGAGGCAATGCAACCGCTCTTCGACACCTTATCTGACACGATTACAACCGCTGTGCTGGACGGGGTTTTAACTGCTGAAGAACTACAGGCAATAAAGGAAGCTGGCGAGAAGATAACCGAAGCAGCAAAACCGTTCTTTGAAGCTCTCCAACAACTATTCGACTCTGCGGAAGAAATAGGCACAGGAATTGAACACACAGCGAGCGAGTCCATCAGGACTTCGATCACCGAGGAAACCGCCAATAGGCTTGCTGCATTGCTTTCAACAATCAATCTGAATGTGGCAACGATAAAAGACAAACTTGTAGACGGAACCATCAGAGTCGAAGTCACGAATCTTGCTAATTATATCATCTCTCCAAGGGAATATCTCTTGGCATCAGGAGGTTGAAAATATGGGATTAATCTTTGACGGGATAGATCTGAGATCCAACTACAACTTTGTGGTTACAAAGATAGACGGGCGGGGCTCTCCGCCCGTTTCTCGTACTATGCTTGAATTACCACGAATCGACGGTGCTATTGAGTTGAATTCTAAATTGCGGTCGAGAGATATAACCATAAGTGGATATGTATATGGAACAGATGCCTCAACTAAAAAAGATGAGCTTATAAAGCTAATCAGTCAAGCGTATGAGCGGGAAAAGAAATTGACCTTTCCAGATACAAACAGAAGCATTTATGTCAAACTCGCTGGCGAACCTATTGTTATAGGCCCTATCGGTCCTGTTTTGAATGCGCAAGCGTATGAAATAACGTTCAGATTCACAGCACAGGATCCTTATTTTTATGGTGAAGATCATGATGAAGTTGGATTCAATATCGTAAAAGTCAACGCTAACGCACCAACTTATCTAATATCACCAAGGAGAAAATTTCTAAAGAGAGAACCTTCAATAAAAATCGAACCCTACACCGTAATAGACCATTTAGGAGCTTATGGAGTTGAAGGGTATGGCATTCAGCCCAATCCTAACACATATGGCTTGCACGACGATGGCACAAATGTTTTTACGGTCAGGCAAGATGATTTGCCTTTTACTGATGTTGGTTATGCATTTGCGGTGGAGGAGGGGACGACTAACAAGCATGCAACAGAAGGTGGCGGAGCGGCGCAAGATTGGACGAAGTGGACGCATTGGAACAACACAACCTACTGGACATCAGCAAGTCAA